TCATAATCGCCAGGCTGGTCTATCTCGCCCAGTCCAACATTCTGGGCATTAGTCCAAGTCTCTGTGGCTGGAGTGTAATTCTGCCATTGAAGCGCTGGCGCAACTTCATTCCATGAGTTTCTAAATACAGGCTCCAAAATTGAGTAAATCTGATCGCCATCAAAATCTTTGCTTAATACGCCAGTAGTTAAAATCTTAGGCAGTTTAGAAAGAGCGCCTAGGGCTGTAATGCTGAAACTTTGAACGATGGCACTAGCGCCGCTGCTGCGAACACTCTGGTTAATATCTGTAACAAAACCGCCAAACAGCGGCACGAAAGTACCTGCTGAGTTCTTTACTTGTAAAGTAAAAGAATCGTTTACATCAATGCTGAAATCTGCGCCATTCGTGTTAATAAGTTCGACTGTGCAATATCCTGCTACTGGTTGCTGATAGATATCAGTACGCCCAGAAGTCATTGAAAGGTTAGATAAAGTTACCGATGTGAAAGTACCGCCATCGATAGAGACCTGCCAGACTGGATTCCATGCCGTCATCGATCAAACGCACCTGCGCCTAGGGTTCCGCGTGATGTTGAATCGTTGAGGATTTGAACTATCTGGCGAGCAGTAGATTCTGAGTCAATAGCGCCGTTTACTGTGATGTTGTAGACGGATTCATTCTGACGGAAGTTTTGCAACGCATTTCTACGAGCGATTGCATCTGCTGAATAATTGCCTGTTCCTGTGTATTGATCCACCAAGTCTTGCAAGGTTGCCGCATCGTTAATAAGGTTTTCTAGGGCGCGCTGATTTGCATTACCGCTACCGCCACCGCCACCGCTTGTTCCAGCGCCAGAGCCGCTACCAGCACCGCCTGAGAAACCACCCATGCCACTAGCGCCACCGCCATTACCGCCACCGCTTATTGCTCCTGGAGTTCCACTTGTTGCAAATCCGCCAGTTGGGCTTCCCCATGCGCTAAAGGCTGTTCCCCTAATGCTGTTGATTTTGGCAATTCCTGCGCCAAACAGGTTAAGGAATGATATTACCTGATTAGCCATTTCAATAATAAAACTGATTAACTCTTTAATAACAGTAACTACAACTGTCGCAGTCTGAGCAACGAACTTTAATACTGTGATAAACCCTTCCATGCTGGATTTACCATCTGTTGAAAAGACTGCCGCTAACTGTCCGATGCTTTTGGCAAGTGAGTTAATCGATACTCCCACGTTATATGCGCTTGTTTCTGTTTCGTTTAAGCCTTCTACTGCGCCTTCGTTGCCTGTTAGACCAGCAATAAATGCGTTAAATGTTGGTAATGCTTGTTCGTTGATAAATGTTATTAAATTGCCCATAATTGGCAACAGCGCAAAACCGATAGATTCTTTGGCTTCATCAAATCCGATTTTCATCTGAGCAGTTTTAAATGCAAGGGTATCTGTATTTGCGCCTAGGTCTGGGTAAATGTTATTGATCATTGCTAAGATTTCAGCAAATGACTTACCCTTAATTTCAGCCTGTGATAAACCGATACCTAATCTTCCAAGTGATGTAGTGTTTCCATCCTGAGCCTTGGCAATAGCATTAGCAACAGTCTGTAATTCGACTCCGCTATTTACCGAGATTCGAGTAGAGACTTCTAACAGATCTTGTGCCTCTTTGACTGAGTTAGTCGAGAGCGCCAAACGCTCTAGGGCAGGTCTAAGTTCTTCGTCTGATTTAGCAGTTTGTAATGCAAGAACTGATAGATACTTTTCTGTGCTAGCAATCTGGGCATCTGTTGCGCCAGTAGCATTCCTAAGAGTAGTGGCTAACTTTGCCTGTGCTGCTTCATCTTCGATGGCTGCTTTAACGCCATCAATGCCAATTTTTACTGCGTAGGCTGCTGCTGCCGCTGCTGCGACCGCAAATGCCTTGGCTGCGACTCCGCCAAACTTGGTTAATTTATCGCCAAAAGTATCGACCTCTTTAGCGCCTTTATCAAGATTCTTGGTAAACGCATCAATATCTGCAATGAGTTTGAGGGTTAATGCTCTAGTACCTGTTGCCATTATCCCCACTCTTTCAAGATGTTACTAAATGATGCATTCCAGCGTGTAAGAATCTCTGGCTGAATTTTGCGTAAAGTTGGATAGATATACCAACCGCGAGAACCGCGACCTTCACGCCCAGACCAGATTGGAAACTGCTTAAATTTATTAGATCCAAACTCTGAGCCACCCCAGATTTGTTTGGTAGTTGCTCCGCCTGAGAACTTTTGATTTGCAAATCCATAAGTAATTTCACCGATTTTAGATGAATACTTAACCTTAGCGCCTGTTGCAATTCTTACTGCAACTGCCTGACCAAACTGGCGAGATGCAGCAGAGTCAATAATAGAAGATCTGGCATATTCGGAAATAGCCGCCGATTCTCTCTTTGCTTCCTCTACTGCACCTTCGCTCATGTTTTTGAATGCCTTAAATACCTTGGAGAGTTCGGCTTTATCTAGACCAGTTTCAGCCATTACCGTTCCTCTCTTTTAGTATTTCAAACGCCGTTATTACATCTTCTGCCGTTTGCCATTCACTCATCGGAATCCCTGTCGCTATTGCTAGCGAGATTAAGATTCTGTTGATGGATCCTGACTCATGGCTTTTGGGCTATCTGTCTCTCCAACCGTAACTTCCGCTACGTTTTCCATCCAGACTTCGAAACTTTTAACAGGCTTTCCACCTGCTTCGCGCTTCATTGCGTGATAAGCCAAGAACATTAGATCCCACATTCCGATGTTATCTTGTGCCTGACCTATCGTCTTATTTACTGCCTTTTCCCATTTCGCCCATTCTGGTGGCTGGCAAACATAAGTTTCCTTTTCACCTGAATTAAATTCGATTAAGATAGGTAGTTTCATTTCTTTGCTCCCTTAGTTAGTTCTTACGAGAATGTCTCTGTAACTTCGCCCTTAGCGACCTTGAATGTGAAATCAACTGTTTGCGCATCTGTTCCTGAACCGCCAGCAGTTGGAAATTCTGGCTTAATTGGAAATACGAATTGCGCACCTGTTGCAGCAGTTAGTGTAACTGAAATATCTGTATCTGGTGCTGTCTCTGCTGCTGTCCATAGTGCTTCGCATACTGAGTTAGCCTTACCCCAATCTGCGAGCATAGATAAAGCAAATGTGCCTTCAATGTTTACAGTCTTATATGCTTCGCCGTCTAGAGTCTGGTATGTCTCACGAACGTTTGTCTTTGTTAGAACTGCGCTAGTCGCTTGTGCTTCGATATCTGTTCCACCTGTGAAAGATAGAGAAATATCGCGACCTGTGATTACTGTGGTTGCCATTATTTATCCTTAGTTTGTTTGTGTGTAGTAAGTGGAAACTCTGATATCGGCAACCAAAACGTTTGATGCACCGACCTGAGTAACTGTTGGTTTTTCTACTGCTCCGATGGTATATCCGACTGGAATAACCGCTAGAACGCTCATTATTAACTGCTCCAAGTTGTCCAAGGATGCAGCGTTATTGTTATATGCCACTCCGCATGAAATGACCAGATTGATCTTCGTGTGAAGTGTTGATTTGTTAATAGTCTCTAATTCTAAATATGGGGAATCTGGAACGTTTACGCAAAACGGAACGCTTGGAGTCTCTGGCACGAACGCATAAACATTCGCTGCAACTGTGCTTAGCGCATTAGATAATGGCGTGCGAACTGTGTCTAAAATCGTGGATGCTGGCACTATTGCGCAATACTCTCTACGTCAATATACGAACCTAAGAGACCAGACACCCTATTGAAGAGTGACCTACCTAACCTGTATGGGCTCACGTTTGTGAAGTCCACGCCTTCCATCTGTCCGCCTGCTTGGTTGCGAGATGTAAAGACTTCAACTGATACTGCTAAAACCGCTTGCTCAACTGCTGGATTTCCAACGTAATTAGCCGCATTAGTAAGCGTTGCTGTTCCTGCTGGAATAATGTTTTTAAATAGCACGTCTGCGTTTGTAATGTTGCAGGTAAATTCGAACTGGGCATCTCCTGTTTCGTACAAGGTTGTGCCATCGAATGGAATTACATTTACATTTTGAGCATTAACTATGCGTGTTCCGTTAAATGGTGAACCGCATCCAGCAATAACTACGCTTGAACCCTCTGTAAATTCATGTGGAAGTGTTGTGTAAATTGTTGCAATGTTATCTGTGAGTTTAACTGATTGAATTGGAACGCTAAAAGTTGTAAGCATTGGCAAAATTACAATTTCAGCGGCATCAATACAATCGTTTAGAACCGCATCGCTGTATAAAGAACTAGACACGCCAAGTACAGCTCGTAATTCTGATGCTGTAATAATTGTTGGCATGTCTAGTCCTTTCGTACGACTGGGGGAGCGATCGGGAGCAACCGCCCCCCCATGATTAGTTGA